ATGACAAACTACCCGCAAGACATCATCGCTGCTTACGCTGAAAGAAAAATCAGCAGAGGGCAATTTAAAAACAGGTTCGCTGAATGGCAAAAGAAGCAAGGCCGAGACTACAGCTGTAAGGGGACAGCTGATAAGCAAGGCGTGTACCTAACCTATCGCAATATCACCGCAACAATCAAAAACGACACATTACACTTCAAGACTTGCATAGACGACACGGCAAACACGCCTTTTGAATTCCGCCGAAAGGTGGATTTTTACAAAGAAGCGAAAAAGAAAGCGTTTGAAAGGGCTTTAGCGACGATGAATTTTTATTTTGACAAGGCGGGGGAAGCTTTGAGAAATTCGGATAGCAACGGCTTCCGTGTAAACATAGGCAAGGCTAAAGATTGGGCACTCATTGCAGAGGAGAGGACTCGTATATGGCTTTAAGCAAGGCGTTGGATATTCCCGAAAAACTCGTAATCCAGCAGGTAAAGCAAGTAATCGACGCTACGGGGATTAAGCTCCAGCGGATAAATACGGGCTGCTTTAAAATTGGCGAGGGGCGGAACCGCCGTTACATCAAGACGGCCGAAGCGGGAACTTGCGACTTTGAGGGCTACGACAAACACGGGCGGTTTGTTGCAATCGAGTGCAAGAGACCGAAAGGCGGCAGGTTATCACCCGCTCAAAAAGAGCGGATAGACGATATAAACAGGAAGGGCGGAATAGCCTTTATTGCTCACAGCGGTAATGAGGCTCTAGCCCTGCTACAAGTAAATAATTGCATTTAGGGGGTGCAAAATGCAGGAACAAGACGAAATGAGAAAGGTGGAGACACCGGAGATTATGCTGACACTAATTCAGCAGTTGAACTTTGAGGCAGGAATGAAAGAAAAGCTGCTTCAACAAGAGGAAAGCGGAAACAAGATAGCTAATTTACAAGGCTTCTTGTCAGGTGTGCGTGCATACAAACAGGCAATGAGGGATAGCGGTTATATCCTTGATGAAGAATTTAGCGGCACAGAAAGGCGGCTTATTCCGTTTTTGGATAACGGCGTAGGCACAATCGAACTTCCTGAATTGCGGGAAGTGGTATACGCACTAAACGAAATCACCACTAGTGAAGATTTTGAAAAATTCAAAGATGTTTGGGATGAAGCCATAGACGAACAAAAGAATTGGCTTTTTTACATCAGCGAAAAAGGCAGAGATTTGCACTTCGTCAAGGGCTGGTATGAGGCCATGAAATGGATTGATGAGACTATCGAAGAATTGCAAGAAGCCCTTGTTTTAAAAGAAAAAGACGAAGCAGAAAGCTTGCCGTTTGATGACGGCGAGTAATCAGGAGCGGGCACACAGGGGGCAAGCGGTTAGGCTGGCGGGTTCAACTCCCGCCCGTTTCAATAGGCTAAAGCGGTGCGCAACGCAGAGGCCTAAACAAAAAAAATATTAAGAGGTGCAAAAATGAAAAACGCAATTTATAAAATCTGTGAAAAACTTCGTGGATATTCAAGCGAAGAGGAATACTTTGAGGTACTCCAAGTGCAACGGAACGATAACAACGAATATGTTGTAGTTGTTAAAGTCATAGACTCAAAACCAAAGGAGACGGCTGATGAAAGTAACGAATAAACTACACCTGCCCGAAGCCTTTGTTAAGGCCGTAAGTGTAGAGCGGCACAATAAAGCGGGTTACTATTCGGCGACCACGCTCAACAAAGGGACGAAAGAAATCATCTTACAAGAAAGACACTGGGACGAATTTGAAACCGATGCAGCAGATAATGTCTGGGCGGTTTGGGGTACGGCGGTACATGAACTTTTTGAGAAAATACAAGACGATAATTTTCACGAAGAAAAATTTGATGTTGCGGTTTCTCAAAGTCATGTAACCGGCATAGTAGACAGCTACGACATGAAGCATGGAGTTATAAACGATTGGAAAACGGCAAGCGTTTATAAAATTATGAAATCCGATTTTAGCGATTGGTACAAGCAAGGTATAACCTATGCTTGGCTTTTGAAACAAAGCGGGTTAGATGTAAGGCGTTGCCGATTTATAGCCCTATTAAAAGACCACTCGAAAAGCAAGGCAAAAATCGACAAAAGCTATCCGCAATCGCCCGTATCCGTTTACGAGTTTGAAGTAACCCCCGAAGAATTGGAGCAGGCGGGAGAACGTATCCTTGCAAAGGTTATCGAAATCGAAGCGGCCGAAAAAATGACCGATGACGAGATACCCCCCTGCACTGCCGAGGAACGCTGGGCAGATGATGATAAATGGGCGGTTATGAAGCAAGGCCGAAAAACGGCGGTACGGGTATTTGACAAAGAAATCGACGCCGAAATATGTGCAGAAGAATTAGACACCAGCCACTACATAGAGCACCGCCCTGCGGTTAGCCGAAAATGCGGTGATTATTGCCTGTGCAAAGACTTTTGCAATTTTTATAAAAATCAACAGGGGGCAGCAGAATGACAGACATCAACACTTTAACAATCATCGGGCGATTAACATCGAATTGCGACCTAGCCTATACAGCAGGCGGGACAGCAAGACTTAATCTTAGTATTGCGGTAAACCGCAGCCAAAAGAGCGGCGGAGAATGGAGCGATAAGGCCTCATTCTTTGATGTAACCGTCTGGGGTAAGACGGCCGAGAATATAAGCCCTTATTTAAGCAAGGGTAAACAAATAGCCGTCCAGGGCTACCTAGACCAGCAACGCTGGGAGAAAGACGGGCAACGGTTCAGCAAGGTTTGTATAGTTGCCGAACAGGTTCAACTACTCGGCGGGAAAGACGCAGGCGTAAAGCAGCAGGCTCAAGGTTACACGGAAGCCGGAAACGATGACGACTTCCAAGAAGAAATACCGTTTTAAGGGGGGGGCGAAAAATGAAAGACGCAATCAGTATATACGAGTCATTATCCCGCCCGCCCAAAGACGCACTGCGTGAAATAAAAGGCGGAAAGTTAAGCGGCAAGACCGATATTAACCCGCAATGGCGGTATAAAGCGATGACCGAGAAGTTCGGGCTTGTAGGTATCGATTGGAAGTACGAAGTACAAAAGCTATGGACGGAGCAAGGAGCGGGCGGCGAGGTGCTGGCCTTTGCCCAAGTTGCAGTATTCGTTAAAGACGGCGAGAATTGGAGCGATCCGATAGAGGGTATCGGCGGTAGTAAGCTGGTCGCTCTTGAAAAGGAACGCCCCGTAAGCAATGACGAAGGCTATAAAATGGCGGTTACGGATGCTTTTAGCACAGCCTTAAAAATGCTGGGCGTTGCGGCGGATATTTACGCAGGCCGCTGGGACGGCTCGAAGTACAGAGATACACCAGACCAGCTCCCGCCAAAAGCTCAAGCCGTTAAAGACACTTTTAACGGCGAGGTAGTAGAGCCTAAGCAACCGCCGAAACCGCAACCCGCAAAGTTAGCCTTTGAGCCGAAAGGCGGAGAAACTACGCCCGCCGAGAAAAAAGAAATAGCAGCACTATTGAGCAGTAAAGGCGCAGACGGCGGGGCTCTTTTTTCAAAAGACGAAATGAAAGCCTATAGCGATATGCGGAAGGACAAGACCGCCGCCGAGCTTATAGACATCATCAAGGCAGAGTTAAAAAAGCGGGTCTACCTTGAAGAAGAGCATCAAGAAGAGATTGACATATTCTAAAGGCAGGGCGGCTATGGTGCAATATGTATTAAAGCGTGTAGAGATTGCAGGGCGGATAGCTTTTGAACCGCCCGCAGACTTAGGCGCAAGCGAGATTATAAAACGAGAACTCCGCAAGTGCCGTGATAAACACAATGACTTTGTGCTCGTAACACTACAGCCGCCGAAACGCCCCAGAACGACGGGGAAAGACTCGCAGAACCACCACCTAAACGGGCATATTATGCAGATATGCAACGAAACGGGAAACGACTACGAGAGTGTGAAAAACGCCGTCAAGATGATTGCCGTCGAGAATATGGGCTATCCCTACAACACAATCGGCGGGCATATTATCCCGCAACGGGAAAGAGATTGCAGCACCGACGAATGTGCAAAGCTGATAGAAGCGGCGCATTTATTGGCGGCTGACTTAGGTATAATTTTACAGGAGTAAGAGAAATGGAACGCATAAAGTTATTTAATGACCATTTTCAAAATTATAAAGTATACGGAATTCCGAAAGCACAGTTAATCATCGCCGATATTCCGTACAACATCGGGAAGAACGCATACGGCAGTAATCCGAGCTGGTATATCGACGGCGATAATGCTAACGGCGAATCGGAGCTTGCGGGGAAACAATTCTTTGACACGGATAAAGATTTCAGACCGCCGGAGTTTATGCACTTTTGCAGCAAGATGTTAATTAAAGAGCCGAAAGAAAAAGGAAAAGCACCATGCATGATTGTCTTTTGTGCTTTTGAACAACAATTTCAACTTATCGAACTTGCTAAAAAATACGGGCTTAATAATTACATCAATCTTGTATTTCGGAAAAACTTTTCGGCTCAAGTCTTAAAAGCGAATATGCGGATTGTCGGAAACTGTGAATATGCGGTTTTATTTTATCGTGAAAAATTGCCAAAGTTTAACAACAACGGCAAGATGATTTTTAATTGCTTTGACTGGGAGAGAGACAATATAACACCGAAAGTGCACCCTACACAAAAACCGATAGGAGTGATTGAAAACTTAATCCGTATTTTTACAGACGAGGATGATGTAGTAATTGATCCCGTTGCAGGGAGCGGAACGACGCTTTTAGCCGCTAAAAACTTAGGGCGTAGGGCTTACGGCTTTGAGATAAAAAAGAATTTTTGTGAAATGGCAAACACAAAAATATTAACAGAGTGTATGCCTTATTTAATTTAAGGAGATTAAGAAAATGAAACAGATTTATTTATGCGGAGCTATAAGCAACAACCCAAACTACAAGCAGGATTTTGAAACAGCCTATAACAAACTTCACAAAGCGGGATATTCGGCAATACTTAATCCTGTTAAGTTTTGCGAAGGGTTAAAAACTTGGGACGACTGTATGCGGAAGTGTCTATTTATTTTAAGCCGACATAAGAGCTTAGGCATCGCAAAAATAGAAACGCCGTATGCTTCAAAGGGTGCAGAATTAGAATTACAAATTGCGGAAGCGTTAGGGTGTGAAATAAAAACAGTTGATGAATGGGTGGAGGTATAGATATGGAATTTGACAAGAATCGTGTTTATACGGCGGTAAACGCCGATGAATTGAAGATTGGGAGTAGGTGTATTTTTGCTGATACAGTAAAGGCTTTACGCAAGGAGGTAGAAACAGGAGACCCGGTAGATGTTGTGCTAATATTCACCCGCTTATACGAAAGCGACGAAGACTGCGGCGATATTCAGTTTTCAGATGGATTTTATGCATATAAATACGCCTACCTCATCGAACTTCCCGCTGAAACTAAGTATAAGCCGTTTGAAAGTGCTGAAAAAGCAATGGAAGCAATTAAAAAACATGGTGGGTGGATAAAGAAAAAAAGCAATGGCTATCAGTATATTGTAATTGCAAAAAGCCCACCTTCATTGAGATTGTCTGACGGTTGGTTCACTTTAGAAGCAATATTTTATGATTATGTCTTTGCCGACGACGGCAGCCCCTGCGGGGAATTGGTGGAGGAGTAAGCAAAGTGAAATTGATTTTTACATGGGAGTATGCTGATCCGGGAGCAGCTACGGTTGGAGTTAGAGCATCATACTACACTTATGAAGCGGATATACCGGACCGTTATATCCCAGATGTAGTTTTGCAGGAAGTTAAGAGAGGAACTAAACCTCAAGTTCGTTTGGTAAATGAAGATATACGGAATTAAGAATGACCTACCTATCCGTATGTTCAGGCATAGAAGCAGCAACAGTCGCATGGGGGCCGTTAGGGTTTATGCCTGTAGGTTTTGCAGAGCCACCGCTATAAAGCAATCGGCAACAGCATGGCCGTGCCGGTAATGCGGTGGATTGGAGAAAGGATTAAAAGGATAGAGGGAGAATAAAACCAATGTCTAATCCAAAAGACCAACGCCGCTATGCACTTGCAACAAGCGGCGGAGTTTGCGAAGCATGCGGGCGGCCTCTGAACGAAGGACAGCCGCAAGGGGCACACCGAATAGGCAATACTAAAGCTAATCGGACTAAGTACGGCGATTTTGTAATCGACCACCGCCTGAATATGGGAATGACCTGCTCGCTAAAATGCAATGGAGAATTAGACATAAGCAGAGACACGGGCGAGGTTATAAAACTTTGTAAAAAAATATATGAAACAGAACTACAAAAATACGAGGTGCAAAAATGAGAGAGTCATTTGTCTTTCACAGTGAATACATCGCAGATTTACCGAGAGAACACAAGGCTGTTTTTGCGATATACACAATCAACTATGCCTTATGTGGAGAAAAGCCGTCAATCGAGGAAGGAACGCTTGAATACTCGCTATGGGTTAAAATCGCACGCAGAATTGACCAAGAGGCCGAGAAGTATGAAGCGATCAAAGCAAAGAGAGCGGCGGCCGGAAAGAAGCACAAAGGCAACCAACACACTCAAGAAGAGCCCAAGCAAGAGGAGCCGGAAGAAAAGCCGCAGGCGGAAAAGGATGAGCCGACGGAGAAACCCGCCGAAAAACCGAAAGCAAAAAACTTTGAAAAGCCGACGGTTGAAGAAATTCAAGCCTATTGCACGGAACGAAAAAACAGCGTAGATGCTCGAGCGTTCTTTGACTTCTACGAGAGCAAAGGCTGGAAAATCGGAACGGCAAAAATGAAGGACTGGCGGGCGAGCGTCCGAAATTGGGAGCGGCGGCAAAAGAGCGAAGGCGTAAAGCAAAAAGCCGCAGGGGCGTTATGGGGGAATGAAAGCGACATTCCAGAAGAAATTATAAATATGATTTAAAAAAAAGAGGCGTGGGATGAACGAATTAAAAGACATATCGGCCTTGCTAAACAAGCTATCAACCATTAAGCCAAGAAGCGAAGCGGAAGTATTGGAGCGTGAACGGGAGCTAAGAGATGAAAGACTGTTTATTCATTACAAAAAAGAAGCCCCCGAAAGGTTTTTAAAAGAATCGCTAGACACCTACAAGACAGATGACGACGAAAAACGGACAGCTTTAGCTAAAGCCCGCTTATTTGTTCAGGCCGTAAAATGCGGAGGCTTCCAAACCCTTATTTTTTTAGGCAATGTAGGAACGGGCAAGACACACCTAGCCTGCGGAATTATCCGAGAGTGCGGCGGGCTATATAGGCTAGCCTCGTCGATCGTCGAGGAGCTAAGACGGGCAAAATCTTTTAATGCTGATAAAACGGAGGCTAAGATTTTAGACGCTTATGGAAAAACAAATCTTTTGATTGTCGACGAAATCGGGCGGGGAGCGGTCGCAGCGGAAGAGCAATATATGTTGTACCAAATAATAAACGAACGCTACAACCGCCGACAGCCTACGGTTTTAATAAGCAATCAAACAAAAAAAGAATTCTTACAGTATATCGGCATCGCCGCCGCAGACCGCTTAACCGAGAGCGCTCAAGTGGTAGAATTAACAGGCAAGAGCTATAGGGCGATAATGCGTCAAGGCTAGTAATGCCTATACAATTGGAGTTTAATTTTGATGAGTTACCGGAAAGAAAAACAGACCTACCACACTATGAAGCTCCAAAAAATGATAATGAACGGTTATTAAATTATCAATGGGATTATAAAAGAGGCGACGAAGCCGCCCTTAATAAAATGTACGAGCTGGGGTACAATATAGCCCTGCGTTACATTTCGACACACGCAAAGAAAAACCCGCATATAGCAAAACTAGACAAAAGCCGCCGAGAAGAAAAAGCACATAACGCTATAACCTACATCATAGCCCGATATTTACAAATACAGGATTTTACCATTCATAAAAGTTTTACATCTTACATTTATTTAAGAGTCCAGCATGAACTATTTTACAAACGGAAAGTAGATGACATCGTAAGTTTCATAGACTTAGATACAATTCAAATATAAATTAAAAAAAATAATAAAAAAAACACAAAAACCCTCAAAAATGAGAAATAAAAATGACTATATAGGTATAAGGCATAGTACCTAAAAGTTTCACTTTGGCGGTTATGCTTTCGCACCTAGTATAGCCGCCTTTCTTTTGATACAGGCAGTCGTTTATAAAAATGACTATATGTATATACGCTGTGAAAAGGGGCGTTATCCTTTTCTATCCAAACGGCGGGCATAGCCGTAAAAAAATGCGTAAGGAGAAAAAAATGAAACGTGATTTTTTAGAAGGTTTGAACTTGGACGCTGATGTAATCGATAAGATTATGGCAGAAAATGGGAAGGATGTACAACGGGAAAAGGCAAAATATGCCGACTACGATGACATCAAAGCACAGCTTGAAACTGCAAACAAGACCATTGAAAAGGTCAAGGATTACGACGAAACCAAGGCCGAGATTGGGAAATACAAGGCCGAAATTGAAAAATTACAAAAAGACAGTGCGGCAAAAATAGCCGCTATGGAGCGTTCGGCAAAAGTGAAAGATTATCTTTCCGGCAAAAAGTTTGTAAACGACATCACTCGTGAGGCAATCGCCGCAAAAATGGGAGAAGTGCTGGGAGCAGACGAAAGCAAAGGAAAAAATCTTGATGACATTTTCGCCGAAATCACAAAAGACAAGGCGGACATCTTGAAGGACGAAACACAGCCGACACCGCCCGTTGTTCCCCCGATGAGTGGGAAAGGCGGAAAGTCTGACGATGACGCACAGGCACGGGCAGTAATGGGATTACCGCCTAAAAAAGAATAGGAGATTTTAATTTATGGCTAATCAAATAGCAAAATTCAAAAAGTATGTAGACCTCTTGGATGAAGTCTACCAGAACGGGGCAAAAACAGCCGTTCTTGAAAGCGATGCAACCCTTGCAAAGCAGGGAGCTAACGCAAATGAAATCATCATTCCTAAATTGGACATGGATGGTTTGGGTAAGTATGACCGCAACAGCGGCTATGTAGATGGGAATGTTGTACTTAAAAACGAGACTGTCGAATTTAACTATGACCGTGGACGCAAATTCAGCGTTGACGCTATGGATGATGAAGAGACAGCAGGGCTTGCATTCGGTAAGCTCGCCGCCGAGTTTGTTAGAACAAAAGTTATCCCTGAACAAGACGCTTTTAGGTTTGCAAAGTATTCCGACCTTGCAGCGACCAAGGTTAGCGGCACGCTTACAGCAGGGGCGGATGTCCTTACTGCATTGCAGACCGCTATATCGGCAATGGATAATGCGGAGGTCCCGAGCGAAAATCGGCACTTATTTATTACCCCTGCCCTTTTGATTGCAGCGCAGAATGTAGACACAACAAAGAGCCGTGATATTTTGGGAGCGTTCGCAAGCATTACAAAGGTTCCTAGCGCAAGGTTCTACACCGCTATTGATTTGCTTGACGGCAAGACCGGCGGCGAGGAAAAAGGCGGCTTTAAGAAAGCGTCCGCCGGAAAGGATATAAACTTCCTTATCATTGAAAAATCGGCAGTTTTGCAGTTTACAAAGCACAATGTAAATAAGGCAGTCCCGCCCGAAGACAACCCTGACGCTGATGCTTGGATTTTTAACTTCCGTGAATACGGCCTTGCGGATGTCTACGAAAACAAAACGGCAGGTATTTATCTGCACCACAAAGCATAGGAGAAAAGCTATGGAAACAGTAGGATATATCCCGGACGAAGAAAAACAAGAACAGTCGACTAAACCGACTAAACCGACTAAACCGACTAAACCGAAAGCCCAGAAGAGGCAATCTCCGACGGAGCCGACGACACCGGACAATCCGACAGACGGAGCGGACTCGAAGGACGGCGGTGATGCAACCCCGAAAGAAAACGGGGACGAAGCCGGTGAAAAATAAGGAGAAAAGGCGGAATGTTCGAGAATGTAAATTATGATTTTTATAAAACGACTCTGGGGCGTTCCGCCATCCCTGACGAAGCCGCTTTTAATGAATACGCCGCCGAAAACAAGCTATTTATAAAACGGCTTATAACCGACGGCGTTATCGTCGAGCGTGAAAAAGACGGGATAGATAGTGCGGTTTGTATGATGATTGAAACAGACTACAACACAGCACTAGAGATGAGCGGAAACGCAGCAGAAAGCGGAGCGGTAGCAAGCGAGACAATAAACGGCTATTCCTACTCATACGACCGCACCGCAGCGAATGAGGCTGCAAAGCTAAACGCAAAAAGCCTAGAAGCCAAAAAATACAAATGGATAAGGCTTTATTGTGATATTACGCAGGGGGTAAGATAATGGCAAGACCAATACCCGCCCGCCTTTTAGTACAAGATTGCGTTTTAAAAAAACAGGCAGGGCTGGACCGCAACAGAAACCCTATATATGAGCTTACAGTCTTAAAAAGGGTAAGAATCGGAGCGACAATCCAAACGGTACGAGGTGCTTACGGAGAAACCAAAGCCGACACCTTAACGCTTTTTATCGACGCTAAAAACACACGCTATGAAACAACAAGCGGAGAAGCAGCCGAAAGGAAGCTCCCCGCCGAAAAAGACGTTATCGAATGGCAGGGGCAAACTTTCCCGGTCCGGAGCATAACACCTTGTTATAGGCAGGGAGACACCCCGCACCATTGGGAGGTAACCCTTGAATAATGCCGGCGGAATAGAATTTACAGTAAAAGGAAATTTTAACGAGGCAGCAACTAGGGTCAGGCTTAAAACGGCAGTAAAACGGGCACAAATGAAGCTGGATACGCAGGTAATAACCGATAGTAATTACTTCGTGCCCAAAGACACAGCCACACTAGAGAAATCGGCAGTCATCAACACGGTAATAGGAAGCGGGCTTGTTAAGTGGAAAACACCATACGCCCGCCGTCAATATTACGGAGACGGGTTTGACTACTCGAAGCAACACAATCCTAGTGCCTGCGCAAGGTGGTTTGAAGCAGCAAAAGCCAGATGGCTGGAAAAATGGAGAAAGCTAGTAAATGACGAAATCAAACATAGCTGAGGTGGTAAGCGAATGGGCAGAAAAAGCCCTGCAGCTACCATTTACAATTTATTGCGACCTTATACCTACGGCAGATGCTGACGGAGCCTGCGTAAGGCACGATCCCAGCCCTGCCGCTGAAAAAAGGTTTTCGGACGGCTCTAGGTATGTTTCTCGCAACCTTACATTTTACGTAAGAATGAAAAACGCAGAGCAAGCAAGGGAGCTATCACAACAAATAACCGACAAACTGGATGGGGCTACAGTAACAAGCCCCGACGGACTGGAGATAGATTGCGAGGCAAGAACACTCTCGCAATACATCGACACCGATAGTAAAGGACTTACAACCTATGCGGCGGCGATTAAGTGTGATTACTATGAACCCGCCGAAACAAATTAAGGATAAAAAAACTATGGCAGATTTAATCAAGAAAACAAAAGTAGTCCCGTTTATCAACACGGGCACGGAACTGGTACCGAAATGGACGCAGATCAAAAAATCTACGACATTCACCCTTAGCATGAACCCGCAGACTAAAACCTTCGACTTCATCTCGAGCGAAACCCCGCAAAATGAAATCGACAGCTATCAGCCTAGCCTATCGCAGAGCCTTACAATGTTTAAGGACGAACCTGATTACAGGGCAATCTTTGATATGCTTTTCAACAGGTCTACAGGCAAGGACGCACACCGAGACGCTCTAATCGCATTCTATAAAGAGAAAGGCTCTTATACACCGGCAGGAGAAACCGATAGCGTGCCTTGCTACAAAGCATGGAAGATAGACGCTTTAGTAACTATCAACCAAATGGATACCGTTAATGAGAATATCGATTTTGACCTTGCGTTGAATGAAATTACAAATGGGGCGGTAACACTCAACGGGTCAGGCGAGCCCACCTTTATAAAAGGTTCTTTTGAAGGCGACACCTTCACGGCTGCCTAATGATTGACCTAAAAAAAACAGGGCTGCCTGAATCCGTAGAGGTGGAAGGCGGCCTTTACTACATACAAACATCCTTTAAATATTGGCTAAGGTTTTTAGAATTGCTTGAAACCAAAGACACGCCGCCTAACGATTTTGACTTTATGTATAAAAACAAAAAGCCAAGCAATAGGCTGGACGGGCTCTTCACTTTAGTGCAATTCGGTAACCCGCCCCAAATCCTGCCAAGAATTCAAAAAAGCGAAGCGGCCGAAAAAGTCATTGACTACACGATAGATGCAGACTACATATATGCGGCATTTTTGGAGCAATACGGAATAGACCTAGTTACAAGCGATATGCACTGGTATAAGTTTCAAGCCTTGTTCAGAGGCTTACACGATACAAAACTAAACGAGATTATCGGCTATCGACTGTATGAGCATACCGGCGGAAAGAAGACCGACCACGATCGACAAATGGAAGAGCTACGCAGGGCGTGGAAATTACCGCTAGAAGCCGACGAAACGGACGAAGATTTAATCGATTTTGAAAATAAATTGAGGGGGATTGAATAAATCCGATTTTTCCGAAGGGGGTATAAGTGGCAGGGCGAAAAAAGAAACTATACAGAAAAACTGACATTCTCGAAGCCATAAAAGGTTCAGGCGGTATTGTTACGACCGTTGCCCTAGCCCTTAATTGTGATTGGCACACCGCAAAAGCCAACATAGACCGCTACGAAGAAACACGGGAAGCGTTCAGCGGAGAGCTGGAAACAGGGCTTGACCTAGTAGAAGGCAAGGCATACGCACAGGCTAAAAACGGCGATAGTGCGATGATACGCTTTATTCTTGCAACCAAAGGCAGAAATAGAGGCTATGGAGAAACGCCGCCCATTACGGCAGAAACCGCCGAAGATACAGAATTAACGATTAACATCATAGACGGGGTGCGGAATGAAGATTGACAGCAACACCATATTTGCAACGACTTATAATAACGCTTTCAGAGCAATAATGAGCCACAAAAAAGAACGCTACACATTTACAGGCGGGCGGGCAAGCTGTAAAAGCAGCTTTATATCGCTTGTGATTGTCATTCTGATTGTGATGTTTCCCAGTTACAACGCCCTTATCTTGCGTAAGACAGCCAAGACACTAAGACGCTCGGTATTTGAACAGATAGTCTGGGCTATAAACAAGCTGGGGCTTACAGCACGGTTTAAAATCCCAAAATCACAAACAGCCGCCTTGCCTATAAGCTATATCAGAAAAAACGGACGAACACAGTATATTATCTTCGCAGGGAGCGACAATCCAGAAAAGCTAAAATCAATCAAGGTTTCAAGCGGTTATTTTGCTATTCTTTGGGTGGAAGAAAGAACGGAATTAACGCCCGCCGAATTACAGAATATTAAAATATCAGTCTTGAGGGGTGGCAAAACATTTTACATCTTCGAGAGCTACAACCCGCCGAGCGCAGCACGGCACTGGTGCAACCGTGAAGCTGCCACGCCGGACCCGAACAGAATGGTAATCCACACCACCTATAAGGACATCCCAAGAGAATGGCTGGGAGACGCAATACTTCATGATATCGAGCAGACGAAACAAAACAACCTGCGGGCTTATGAAAACATCTATCTAGGGATAGTAACAGGCACGGGGCAGAATGTATTTGAGAATGTGGAGCTTAGAGAAATCACGAACGAAGAGATACAGACCTTCGATTATTTGTATAGCGGTATTGACTGGGGCTATTATCCTGATCCGTTCGCATTTAGCACATCGGCATTTAATGCAAGCAAACAGACGCTTTATATTTTTGATGAATTGTACATGAATAAGCAGGGCAACTATGAAGCGTTCCAGAAATTAAGTGAACACATGAAGGCCTGCGGAATGAACATAGCAAGAGACCGGATAACGGCAGACAGTGCAGAGCCTAAGAGTATCGCTGACTTTAGGACTTGGGGCGGTAATGTAAAAGGAGCGATTAAAGGAATTGGAAGCCGTGAAGCAGGCTTTAAGTGGTTACAGGGTTTAAAGAAAATCGTAATCGATCCCGCCCGCTGCCCGCATATAGCAGACGAATTCACGCTGTTTGAATACGAAATTGACAAACGCACGGGCGAGATTATGACGGGTTATCCTCAAGGCCAACCCGACCACGGAATAGATACGGTGCGTTATTCACTGGAGAGCGTATGGCGGCACGGCGGCGAATAAATGACTATATAACGAGAGGGCAAAAATGTTTGAAAAAATAAGGGGCTTTATTATGAATATATTACAACTATTCCACACTAACACAATAAAAGATGTTACAGGGATTAACACCAACATAAGCAAGCAGATGTATAGCACCATAGAGCTATGGGGGCAGATGATGAGCGGGGCGGCTCCGTGGAATGAGAAAGCTCCGCCCTGCGGAGTCTTGGAGCAGATAAGCGGGCGGCTTTCTATGCTTGTATCCCGTGAAATCGGGCTAGAGGTTGAGAATGAAGCAATAGCCGAAGCAATGAACCACATAAATAAGAATGTCGATAAAATCGTAGACTATATAGCTCTTCTAGGCGGCTGTATTATCCGCCCTATCTTCAGTAACAGCAAGCTACAGTATGAAACGCTCCCGCTTGGTAACTACCTGCCTATCTCTTACGATTTTGATGGGACACTTACAAGTGCATTGATTTTAAAAGAGATTATAGACGGCTCGAAAAAATGGCTTTTAACAGAAACGCATACTTACAGAGATAGCACCCATTCGGTAGAGTGCGAATTATACAGGAATGAAAGCGGGGCGTTGAGAAAGGCAGCCTTGACCGACTGCCCGCAGACGGCAGAGCTTACACCAGAATACACATGGGCGGGCGTAAAGCAGCCTATGATTATCGAATTCAGAAATCACGCAATAAACAAGATAGACGGCTCAAATGTTCCTGTTGCAATCATAGCGGGGGCGGAAGAGCTTATCAAGAGTGCCGATGAGCAATTCGAGCGGATGAACTGGGAACAGAAAGGCGGAGAAATGCGGGTGTGGGCTGACCGTGATATGTTTATGAAGAGGCAGAAAAGAAACGGCGAGGCGGTCGGTGTAAAGATGACACCGGAGCTTAACCGTCTTGTCGTCCAGATTGAAGGAGACGGCAGCACGGACGGAAAGCGGATTGTAGAGCACGCTCCGAATTTAAGGACGGCTCAACAAAACGAAATGCTGCAGCAGATACTAAGACGAATAGAATTAACCTGCAACATCGGCAAAGGCACAATATCGGATATGGAAAGTGTACAGCAGACCGCAACGCAGTATTCAGGCGGACGGCAAGAACTATACGCTATCGTAGACAAGATAGAAGACGAAATTGAGGTTAAGTATCAGCATTGCGCTGATGTATTCGCACACATGGCAGCAGCCTATAGGTTGGGGGCTAACAACTCAAAAATCAAAGTAACATGGAACGATGACCAAACACGCAAGGATGTATCAGCCGCCAAGACTATGGCACTTAGCGAGGTAAGCGCAGGCGTTCGCAACAAGTGGGAATATCGCCGAGACTTCTACGGAGAAGACGAAGCGCAGGCAAAGGCAAATGTGCCGGAGCCGGAAGCCGCCCCCGACCCTTTCAATTTTGGAGCGTAAGAAAATGGCAAGACTTAACAAGCAAAGAAAAGAAATCACTAGGAACGACAGAGCCGTATTGAACGGCTTACGCTATGCGTTGAATAACGAACCTCTTAGAAAGCGTATTGTAATCGCATGGCGGATTGTGCGGGGTAAGTTTTAAAGTGCTATCCCCCCGCTACCTAGAAGGATTATCCGATGACATTATCGAAATTTACTCGCAGCTTGAAAGTGAAATCCTACAGGATATGGCACGCAGAATAGCAAGGCTAGGCAGGATAACCGAGACCACACGCTGGCAAGCTCAAATGTTAGCCGAAGCAGGCGGCCTTAAAAAAAACATAGCCCGCATATTGACAAAATACGACAAAACGATAATCAGACAGGTTACGGAAACATTTACAGAGGCACTGGAAACAAACGCCCGAAACGATAACCGTATTTTTAAAGCAATGACAGGGCGGACGGTAAGCGCTCCCAACGCTCAAGCTATGCTATCGACTATACAGAAATGTCATAGCGATTTATCAAGGCTAACCCTAACAACAGCGGCAACATCGCAACAGCAATTTGTACAACAGGCTAACCGTGTTTATACGAATGTTCAAAGCGGGGCATTTGACTACAACACCGCAATGAAAAGCGCAGCGGACGAACTAAGCAAGCGAGGAATAACAACAGTTAGGTATGAGAACGGAAAGCCTATCATACGCTCAATAGAATCGGCCGTTCGCATGAACATACTAACCAGCATAAACCAGACAGCAGCCAATCAAACATTAAGCAACGCCGAAGAGCTTGGAGTAGATAAGTTTGAAGTTACGGCACACATCGGAGCAAGACCAGACCACGCAGCATGGCAGGGCTGCATTTTTACACGAAAAGAATTATACAGCGTCTGCGAGCTGGGGACGGCAACGGGGCTATGCGGTATAAACTGCCGACATTCATTCTATCCTTACTTCGAGGGAATGGAAGAACACTACACAGGCGAAGACCTAGACGAAATGGCAAGCAAGACGGTTACCTACAACGGCGAGGAGCTATCACGCTACGAGGGCGAGCAAAAATTACGAGGTGTAGAACGAAAAATAAGGCAGTACAAACGGCAAGCCTTAACGCAGGAAGCAGCGGGAGCAGACAGCACGCAGGCAAGGCGGAAACTCGGAGAATGGCAGGCGGCGGCACGGGACTTTACAAAGCAAACCGGAATAAGAAGAGACAGCGCAAGGGAGTACGTCGGAACGCCGACCGGCAAACAGCCGAAAGGAATAATGCCGCAGGTTACACACTCATTCACACAGTCAACGCCAATAAATGCTAGTGTTGTTAAAAAACTTGCAGATATGAACGATAAGGCGGGAGCTTTCTACACAGCAACACACAATCTTGATACTTTTGTAACTAAAGCAATATCCACACAAACAATGACACCAATACAAGCAGCTAAGGTAGTTGAAGGACAAAACCTAGCGGGCAAGCTATATGTGAAGCAGGAATTAAAAGACATCAACAAAGTGTTAAAGGCTCAAGGCTTTGACGGTAAGCCTACAGTATTATCAAAAGCGGATTTTTTGAAAGCGATAGACGATGATACATTTGTGGGACAAAGAACATACACTGCCCCCAATAAAGAAAAGCTAGATGAGTATATCCAAATGTTACGCAGCGGCGATTTTTATGTTGATTGCCGAACCGGAGGGCGGGCTCACGGGAAGGGAATGTATGCAGCAGCAGACTACACAAAAGGTAACGACTTACGCCGTGTAATCGATGAAATGGTGCACTATCAGAGATTGGGCGGAGAATTGCGAGGCGAAGAATACACAATGACGGAAACACTGACAATATCGCCGACCGCTAGAATTATCGATGAAGCAAACATAGAAGATGAATTTATTTACAGGTTTACACAAAATCTAAAACAGCAGGGCTTCACAACACGGCAGATAAATGATAAAATAGCAGCTGGAAGATGGCGACAGCGAGACTCGGGAGTATTAGCAGCTTTAATGGGTTATGATGTAATCCGCTCCGTTCCAAGTCCTTTTCGGGCTGATTATATGGTAATATTGAATAGAACTAAGCTAATTTTACTAGGGGGAGAATAATGAGTAATAGCAACATCGGTATAAGATACGCAGCGGACGGCGACATTGAAACATATGATAAACGAACCGGCAAGACTACAGGGCATATTACAACAATGGGAAACTTTATAGAGGAAACCGAAGAACACAGAAAAGCCAGAAAAGAACGCTGGGATAAAGCCTTTAAAGCTCACGGCATTAAATGCGAGTGAAAACCTTTATTTAAAACACCCCGCCAGAGGCACGAGGCTTTTCGGCAAAAATCGATATTCTTATTAAAAAAAACTAAATAAGCAACAAAATATCTTATTTTTTTTACTTCTACTACAAACAAAAATGACTATATAGGTAGAGGTACAAGATGACAATCAAACAACACTTACTAACACCTAACGAATGGAGCCGCTCCCAACGCCGCATTAAAGAGGTACTAGGTATCGTAATGCACTGGACGGCCAACCCAAGAGCAAACGCCGAACAAAATCGAAACTATTTTGAGTCGAGAAAAAACGGCCGGGACGGTTACGGTTCGGCTCATTACATCATAGGGCAAGACGGCACTATAATACAGTGTATCCCGCTAGAGGAAGTCGCCTATCATTGCGGAAGCAGCCAGAAAGACCCTGCAAGCGGAAAATTCTATACAGACTATGCAAGAACAAAGTTTAAGCACTACGCCGAAAATTGGAAAACGAACAGCCCGAATTATTGCACAATAGGGATTGAATTATGCCCGACAGATAATGAGGGGCATTTTACCGACGAAACAATAAACGCCGCTATAGCTTTATGTGCGGATTTATGCAAACGCTTTAATCTTAAAGCAGTCGACATTACAACACATCACGCTATAGTAGGCTGGAAGGACTGCCCCCGCCTATGGGTAAAACAGCCCGAATTATTGGACGCATTCCGAGCGAGTGTAACGGATTATATAGCAAGGAGAGAAGCGTAAATGTGGCAAGCAATCAGTGAAGTATTAACAAGCGGCAACGCTTTACAAGTTTTGATATTTTTGGTGGTGGTTATAGCCCTTTTTATTTTGCTGGTAAAAAGCGGAATTATTGCAATTAAAACAAAGCATCTGCGAATCGGGCAGGCAGAAAAAGAGCGTGAAATAATAAGACGGCAAGTAGAAGCCGCTCATGATTTCGTTATGAGTATAGAAGGTAAAATAGACGCCGACATGACAAAGTGCAACAGATTTTTTATAAAATATGTGTTGGAGCGAGTGTATGATAAAGTTATTGAATGGGTGATGTTTAATAACATCAGTAATTCGCCTATGTATGTACAAGACAAACAAGAGACTATTTGTAACCTGATATACACATTCCCAATAGAGAAAGCGTTTAAAACCCCCGAATTCAAAAAACGTATTCAGAATTGGACGGCGGAGCTAATCGCACGGTTGGTACAAACAAGAGAAATCTATAACAAGGAGCGGTAAATGGATGAAAAGAAACTTTTTATTTTTATTTTTTGTATTTTGCTTTTTAGCTTTTCCTCTTGCTGCACAAGAAGCGGAATACACAATTACGGAAACGGAGCTTACGATGTTAGAGAAAATCTCGGAAAGCTGGGAGACGAACAGACGCAATCAGCAGTTACAAGTACAGAGCTTAAAAACGAGATTGACCGAAGCCTTGACGAAGTCGGAAGCCTTGAACAGACGATTACAGACGGAGCGAGAGACCTTGAAGAGTTTAAGGCAGTCTTACGCAGAATACGAAAACGGGGTAAATATGGAGCTGGAAGCAAAAACAAGACAGATTGAGAAGTTAAAAAAACAAGGGTATAGATTAAAATTAGCTCTTGTAATTTTGTCTTGTGTTTTAGGGCTTTTAATTTTAGGAAGCATAGGATTTTTGATTTTGAAAATGAAATTAAAACTTTTATAACGAGGCATTATGGCAAACGACGGCGAATTAAATTTTAAGACAAAGATAGACGACTCAGACCTAGACAAAGGCTTAAAGCGGGTTAAATCCAAAGTAAACAACGCCGCAAAGGATATGGGCAAAGGCACAAAGGCAACTAACGCCCTTAAAACCGCATTTAATGAAACAGGCGGGGCGGCTAGCAGCTTCACATCCAAAATGGGAAGTTTAGCAAGTTCAGCGGGCCCGGTTGCTGCGGGGCTTACGGTTGCGGTAATGGCAGTCAAGAAATTCATTGAAGGACTAAAGGCCGCAAACGAGGCATTCAAGGTTCAAGAGAAAGCGGAGAAAGCTCTACAAAAGGCCGCCGAGAACAACCCTTATTTACAAAAAGAAAGCGTCCAGAGGTTAAAGGAATTCGCAAGCGGTTTGCAAGAGATAAGCAATTATGGCGACGAAGGTACCCTTGACATTATGGCACAACTCGCAAGTACAGGCCGCACGGAAGCCGAGATAATGAAGATAATGGGAGCAGCGGCGGATTACGCAGCAGCTAAACATATCGACCTTAAAACGGCAGCCGAAACGCTTAATTCTACCTACAGCGGAATGGCCGGAACTATGGGGCGGCAGATTGCCGAAATTAAAGACCTAACCGATGAGCAGTTAAAAAACGGAGATGCTATAGACCTGATAGCCGGTAAATACAAGGGCTTTGCAAAAGAAGCGGTAGACAGCGGTACGCAGGCTAAAAATGCATTCGGCGATTTTATGGAGTCTGTCGGGAAGATAGCTAATCCAATGTTTGAAGCGTTGAACCAAAAAGCAAAATCGTTCTGGCAAAGTATGACAGACGAAGCAAATAAGGTTGGGGCTTTTTTAAAAAAAGCAGGCGAGGAGTGGATAATAGGGGGTGTCTATCAGGCCAACAAATCATATCTAAAAAGTCTTAACGAAGGTTTAAAAGAAGTGCGCCCCGAAAAAGCACTGCTTTTTATGGCAGATGAGGCAGAACAACTAAATGACGATCAACTAAAATCCCTTGCTAAATTTATTGAAAAAAAGTGGATAATCAACGCTAATGAAAAAGAATTCTTACAAATTTTAAAAGAAGAACAGCAGCGAAGAGAAAAGGCGATCAAGTCCGCTGCCGAGTATTCGGCGTACATGGAGAAATGGAAGGGCTCAAAAAAAGAAGAACTTCAAGCATGGCTTGATAATAGGGAGTCAATAGAGTATTCACACCAAGAATTAAAAGCTGTAAGAGACACTCTAGCAGCTATTGAGGAGCAAGAAAAAGAAGCCGCAATGCAAGCTGCAAAGGCTGCCGACAAAGCGGCCGAAGATAGCAATAAAAAGCTGGAAGAGTCGCTATACGCCTTGGAAGTAGAAGCGAAAGCGAAGGGGCAAGCGGTAAGTGCTCAAGACCGATACAATGTCTATCTTAATTCATACATTGACTTACTAACCAAAACAAACGGGCTTATAAAAGAAGGATACCCGATAGAGCAAAAACGGCTGGAGCAGTTAAGAGAAGCCGAGAAAGCCGCCAAGGCGGCGGCAGATACAGAAGAAAAACTAGCGGCCGCTATCAAGCTAACGCAAGAAGCAACAGAAGCAATAAACAGTATTAAGCGGGAGATGACACCTGCGGAGCACTTACAAAAAGAACTTAATGCCCTTGATGAAATAAAACGCAAAATCAAAGAAGCAACCGACGAAGAAATTAAACAAGCCCAAAAGGGCGAGAAAAATATATTAAACCGTGAAGAATTGCTAAAAGGTCTTGCAGAGGCGGAAAAAGCTATCATCAATGAAAAGGTAAACGCAATAGCAGGGAAAGAGCAATCATGGTGGGATAAACACGTAAGCAAACAAGCCGACCTTTTGAAGATGAAGCAAGCACTTGCCGATAGCGAAGTTTTAAGCGAAGAAGAAAAATACGAGCGAATGAAACAACTTGACGAAGCCTATCTACAGGATAAGGCGGCACAAACGGCCGAGCTTTTAACATTGATACAAGGTTATGTAGATCAAAGCGTAAGCATAATGAACCAAGCGGCTAATCTTATGCTTGAAACCTCGAAGAACCAAGCGACAGCCGAGCAAGCACAGCTAGAAATGAAGTATCTAAAAGGCGAAATGGGCGAGGAAGAGTATAATAAAAAAATCACAGAGAGTAAAAGAAAAGCCGCTAGAGAGCAGTACAAAATTCAGATGGTGCAATGGACAGCGTCCATTCTACAAGCGACAGCTAACATCGCACAGGGTGTTACACAGGCAATCGCACAAGGCGGAATAGCAGGTCTTATAACAGGCGGTATTGTTGCGGCGGCTGGTGCTGTTCAAATTGGAAGCATTATAGCAAGCAAGCCTATACCCCCTAGCTTCAGCACAGGCGGAATTGTGGGCGGCTCGTCTTACAGCGGGGATAACATAGCGGCAAATCTTAACAGCCGTGAAATGGTAATGAACATGAGCCAACAGAAAGGCTTATGGGATTTTATAAACGGCGGAAGCGGCGGAAAGGGGGCAGCTCCGAACATAGTAATAAACAACAGTGCTTCAAACATTGCAACGGCACAGCCCCGATTAACACGGGATAAAATCGAAATAATGATAGACGCTAGAGTAAACGAGAGCTTAAAAAACGGACGGTACAACGACTCTTTAAACCTAGCACAGCAAGGAATGTCAGGCGATTATTACGGAATATAAGGGAGTAAAGAAATGGCTATAGAATGGAGCACGCATGTAAATACGGACTTTTACGGGCAAGACGGAGATTATAAAGACAACACCGAAAAGGTTGAGTTTAAAAGCGGGCGGGAGATTGAGTATCTAAAAAACAGCCTGCCGAAAAAAAAGCACACGGTAAACCTATGGCTTAAAGACACCGGCACGGCTAAGGTGGACGGCAAGACAGAATTTCAACATTTTCTTGATTGGTATGAAACAACGGCCAAGAGCGGCACCGTTCCTTGTAATTTAACGGACATCATTACAGGGAGCGGAACGAAGCAATATAAGGTTAAGGTTACAGGCTGGACGGGATTGCGACACAAAGAAGTAAGCTTAGAACTAACGGAGGCTTAAGGATATGAATGTATATAAACAGCTAACAGAGGGCGGCGGATACAACCTGCCGTTTTTAGTCCGGTTATCGAACCCCGAAAACACGCTTAATATTTTCTTGATTAACGATAATCAGGATATGTCTTATAAAGGAATAGTCTACAGTGCAAGCAGTTTTACATATACCCCGAATACAAGCGGGGATAGCTCCTTCAGTGTCGAGCTGGTGGAGCATAACGCAATCATCGATATGCTCGAAGATAATTATTATTTTAAGGTCGAAGTTATAGGCGTGTTCAACGGCGAGGAGGTGGAACCGATAGGATTATTCAAGCATAAATATGGAGAAGCGACATGGGACGGTATGAAGCTGGATATGAAGCTAAACAAAGACGACAGGGGCGGAATGACCTTTCCGGCCTTAATTTTTAATTCATACAACAACAGGGGCAACAATTGAAATACGACGATTTATTGAATGTACCATTTAAGAAATTCGGAAGGGATAAAAGCGGCTTCGATTGCTACGGCGTGGTAATGGAGTGCTGCAAGCGGGCAGGAACGCCCTTGAAGGATTTATACGGCGGCATTGTAGACTTACCCGCAGAAAGCGTCAATGACTATATAAGCGGAGGCCTTAATGTTAGGCAGATAGAAGAACCGAAAATCGGGGCACTCATCTACTCGATTTATCACGGGAATACACACGTGGGTTACATCGTCGAGCGAGGCAAGGTACTGCACGCAACAATGGATAAGGGTGTTAAAATATCGCCTTTAGCAGTTATGAAACCGATTGCGTATTATGAGGTAATAAATGAAAGCGACACTTTATAAAGAACTATCGAATAAACAAACACCGCTGGAATTACAGGCAGGGCTAACCGTACAAGAAGCCCTACCCTGTTTCGATTTAGATAATGCCATTATCGTAATCAACGGCAGGATTGAAAATTATAATTATATACTGCAAGAAAAAGACAAGGTTACAATCAGGCTGACACCGAGCGGGACAGTTGCTCTTGTTGTTACTGCGGTTGTTCTAGCCGTTGTAGCTGTTGGGGCAGGTATTGTAGGCGGGGTTCTCGCATACAAGGCAAGAGAAGCGGCGGAAAAGGCAAAGGCCGAGCTTGAAAAAATGAAGAAGCTATCAAACAAACCCGATATTGACAACCGCCCTTTTTTGCGCGGGGCAAGTAACACCCTAGCTACAGGGAATAACCAGCCGTATATTGTCGGGCGGCATTTATTCACACCCTACCTATTATGCTCGCCGTTCTATGAGATAGCCGGAACAGACGGAGTGGACCAGTACATTTATACCGTTTTAGAGTGCGGCTTTAATAAACAGGTTTTAAAAAAAATCGCTATAGATGATATCATAATTAAAACATTCACGGAGACCAGCCCACAAGAGGGCGGTTATAATTTAGACACCGGTATATTTGCCGAAGGTGGAAGCGTAGAGGTCGCCCAAGACGGCGATTTATTAAGCGAGATACCGGCATTAAATTACAAGGTGGACTCAAAGACTTGTAATGACCAAATCCCGCTTGATAGCGATGTTGCTGGAGGCACAAAAGAATATTTGACATACACCTTGAACCCATACGCCAAAGATGTCGATGTTGCTATAACCTTTCCTTACGGCTTATACGCTATGAATAATGACGGCGACAAGATAGAAACGCAAGTAACAATCACACCGCAATATTCACTGGACGGCGGTTCCTCTTGGGTAGATTTTACATTTAACAACAACGGAGTACAAACAAATCTTTTTAAACGGGTTATTTCAACAAAAGAATTAAGGTATACGGCGCATAAGGGTTTTACCGCTTCCGATTATAAGACTTTAAAAGAAAACAATCAAAGCGCAATATATATAAGAGTTAGAAGCAATGGCAATAAAGACAGCAGGATTAAAAACGATTGTTACTGTCTTTTTTATCAATCCGTTTGTTTCGATCCAAACAAAAGCACAGATTGGGAATTAGCGCCTTGTAAAGTCATTGAGGATAGAGAGCGGGCATTCTGCACAATTCTAGGCTTAAAATTAAAGGCTTCAAAAATCAACGAGGAAAAGCTAAAAAAAATAAATGTTGTAACTCAAGGCATAGCCCGCACTTGGAACGGCACGAAGTGGAGCGAGGCAAAGGCAGAAACCCGCAACCCTGCGGCGTGGGCATTGGAAATCGAAACAAGCGACAGCCACCCCGCAAGCCGATACAAAGACGACGAATTAGACCTAGAGAGTTTCGGAGAGTTTTACGATTATTGCGAGGATAAGGGATTTAAGTTTGATTGGGTGATTACGCAGAATACAAAGAAAGACGATACACTTAATCACATTATGGAAGCGGCGGGAGCCTGTATTTATACAGACATATTCGGCAGGCGGGCAATCGCAATAGACAGGCCGCAAGAAAACGCCCTTGCCGTTTATAACCCGCAGAATATTATCTCAATTCAAAATAAAAAAACATTTGGAAGACGCACCGACGGTCTTAGAATAAAATATGTAAATAGCAAGGACGATTTATATCAAGAAGATACATATCTTCTTATGCGTGAAGTAAACGGCGAGTCGCTCGAGCTTACACCCGATAGCATCATCAAAGATGTAAACATTACAGGCATTACCACCTTTGAACACATCGTAAAATATGCTAGGCGGCTTATGGCAATAGAAGCACTCCGCCCAAAGACCACGATTATAGAAGTCGGAAACGAGGGCGTATTTTACACACCGTATAGTAAGATTTTAATTCAGGATGACAGCTTAAAAATCGGTATCGGTAAGGGCTATACAATTAAAGAGGTAAAATGGAAAAGTGGACTATTAAAGAAAATCTACACTAATGAGCTTTTGACACTTGAGGCTACGGAAACCTACGGAATTATTGTTAATTGTTTTACTGAAAAAGGGGTAAAGCCGGTTAAAATAAAAGTAGTCGGAGACGGAAGCACTAACGAACTTACGGTCTTAACAAAAATCAAAACGAGTGCAGACGCTAAGCCCGATACAGGCTGTTTATTTTCATTCGGAGAAATAGACGCAGACGGCGAATTCAGCAAAATATCAACCTCCTATATCATCAGCCAAATAAAGCGAAGTGATAAAGGCTTTAGCTTGGAATTGGTAAACTACAATGAAGCAATTTATGACACCGGCAAGATACCCGATTATAAAAGCAATATCACGCAAAAAAAACCAACAACACCAAAGCCAATCCCGCCTAATATAAACGGTAAAGACGGCATAACCCATTACACTTGGATTAAGTTTGCAAAAGACTCAAACGGGACCGATATGTCAGACTATCCCGATGATACAAGGCGATTTATGGGGATTGCAGAAAATAAACTGACACAAGAAGAAAGCAACAACCCCGCTGATTACAAATGGGTTGATATGCGTGGTAAAGACGGCATACCCGGAGAACCCGGCAAAGACGGGAAGCCTAAATTTACGTGGGTAAAGTATGCCGATAGCGCTCAAGGCGAAGGTATGAGCGATGATCCTGAAGGCAAGACATATATAGGCTTTGCCTTTAACAAGGATACTCAAACAGAAAGCGACAACCCTGCCGACTATCACTGGCAGCGGGTAAAAGGAGAGCAAGGCGAGCAAGGTATTCCCGGAGAAACCCTATCATTCCCTACAGACACCGACATTTTAAGTCTTCTTAACTTTGATGAAACGCCCCAAGCCCTACCCGCTCCCAATCCTTCATTTACAGCTTGGCAATCTAAAATCATAGAATATGATTGTACAAACAAGGCAGAAATCAAAATGACTTTTGAAGAAGCCTTAAATAACGTTATAATTTTATCTGGAGAATTAAAAAACGATTTTACATTAAAACTTTTCTTTGATAAGCAAAACGGGAACGGTTCTAAACAGTATTTAATTGTTTATAAATTAACAGGTAATTTTAATGTTACAATTCAAACCGAAGAACCTACAGCTAATAAAGTCTCTCAAAATATAAACGCCAAAACATTCGGCCTTGGCTGTTATACTGTCGTAGATTTTCGAGGTAACGTGTGGGCTTTTGAAGGAAACATTAAGCAATCCTTAATTGAAGAAATTTTAAAACAAACAGAAAATAAACTTAACAATAATGCTCAACAAACAATTACCAATTTTAAGAATGAAATAAATAATTTTTATCTTGAAGAAAAAAATAAAATGCTTAATTTTATTCAAGAAAAAACTAACGAGTTGGAGAATGCTCACAGAGACCGGTTTATTAAAGAGTCGGGAGCAATCGGCGAAATCCGATACTTTACAAGCAAGAAATACACTTACGGCTATTTATATGCAAATGGGTTTTCGTTTATTCCGGAACTTTACCCCGATTTCTATCAGTTTTGGCTTGAGAATTTTGGGGATAGAAATAAGAAAAACTATCTAGGCTATGACGCTTTCGGCTACCCGAAGCTGCCTGACTTGCGAGGTGTTGCATTAAGAGCAGTCGATGACGGAAGCGATCGAGGCGGTGCAGCACTAGCACTGGAGTTTCAGGGAGACGCCATTCGAAACCTTAAGGGACGAGTTGGAGTGCAAGGGAATGACGGCTATCCCAATCTTACTGCCGGAGTATTTCACACCCTCGATACGGGGTATATTGACTCTGGAACTTCTCAAGCCAGCAGTTATTTACGGTTATTAGGATTTGACACATCGAGAGTAGTCCCTACAGCTGAAGACAATAGAGTTAAATCGTACGGAGTTTACCCGTTTATAAAAGTTATATAATTAAGGAGATGAAAAAATGACAAATGAACAAGTAATTGAAGCCGTCAATCGGCTTACGGAAACCTACAACGCTTTAAGAGATACGTTTAACACCGACTTTACTGAAGTAAAAAGGCAAGCAGCCATTTTACAACCGCTTTACAAAAACGGCCAAATAATTTGGGACGGCCGAGAAGACTTCCAGATGACGGATGAACCTCTTACTAATTTAATTGGTATTGGGACAGGGGCTGTTTCAAAATATGGGAAAGGGTACGCCCAATATATGATTAAATTTACGGGGCATACCGTTATTTCAAATTGTGAAACACAAACACCTATAAATTATATTGTTATAAAAGTAAAATTGCCTGAAAATAAAGACGGGGCTTTTTTTATAAAACCTGCAAACAACGACAGCTGGGCTTACGGCATTGCAACCGCATGGATGTGTAATTCCGATAAAAGTATTAAAACTTTACTGGGTTCTCAAGTTGCAGATAAGCACTCTGATTATGGGAAAAGTGTTGTTTTTAATCCCAAAAATCAAGACGCATGGGACTCAAGATACTACCAATGGATCGCTTATAATTACAACAAAGAAGACATTATCAAAGATGATGAGGGTTACTCTTATATAGCATTATCTAACTCTGCTTCGACTTGGTATCTTGGCGGCTGGGCCGTAGCCGAAAGAAACACGGACTTTATGTGGACGCCAGCAAGAATTTTTGATTTAGAATTTTATAACCCGACAAACAAAAGTACTTTCAATTCACTATCTGGAGGACTTACCGACTCCTATTTTGCTGCGAATAAAAAACATACAAATGTAAGAATTCCATATTCAAAAACAGGGAATTTAATAATAGGTATTTTGTGTTTAACTGACCATTATACCCCTAATCCCATTTTTACAGGATTTAAAACAAACGTCGAGTTTGATTTTGATAAAATTGTTTGCGGTAATTTTGCAAAAATAAAACAAAACTTACCCAACTATCAATGGGGCTTCGTCCATGTTCCGGAAAATGAAGTCCTTCAAAACACGGTAGAGATTAACGGCCTTAAACTTTTGCAATTTAATATTGAAGTGCCGGAAAACGAAAGAGTATTTTATTTTGCCGGAATGTTCACAGAAACGGAGGCTTAAACAGATGGAAGCAATCAACTACGCAAACGGGGCAAATATGACACTTCCCGCAGACGCTCAAATTGTTCAAGGCGTATCGGGCAATGCCGTTTATTTACCTGCAGGGGCAGGAACTATGCCGATTGCCGGGGATAGGAATGAAATTACTATCTCGCTTTGGCGGCAATGGGACGGCGTCGTAGAAGCAGACAACCACAGGGGCGTTTTTAAGACGGCAAACATTAAAGCTTACTTTGACCAAGCCACGGACTTTTTAACAATAGAGCTTGCCGGAACTAAAACCGTAACCGAAACGAAAGACGACCAAGAGCAGACGCACTGGTGTTTTCTTTTTTCAAAAAACGGCTTTTTCAAAATCTACAAAAACGCAGAATTAAAAGCAGAACTTACTACAGGCAATTACCCCGTAGACTTTTCCGAAGGCTTCACGCTCGGAGGAGGAAGAACACACGCTACTTTTGATGAAGTTAGAATGTACAAGTCGGTTGTAACCGAGCCGGAAATCAGGGGCTTATACCGGCTTGTAACAAAAGGCACGCAGGTGCAGCAGCTTGAAAATATCGTTACAGAGGCAGCGCCGAAATATCTGGGAGTCGTCGAAACAGTCCCCGATACAAAAACAGTCATCATCACTAAGGGAGAGAAATTCGGATTTGTAGACGCAAACCCCGGCGATTGGGTGCTTTCGGGCAAGACCATAGGCGGCTGGAAGGTCGGCGTGTGCTATAAGTGGAGCGGTCTAGCATGGAAGCCCCTAGAACCGGCTATAAACTATGCAAAAGAGTATCATGCCTGCTTAGTACACTTATTCGAGATTGAGGAGCTAAAACAGCAGACGGGGCACTTCGGGGCGTTGTTTGCTAAGGTGCTGGTTGCACAAAAAGCGATGATTGATAATTTAATCACTAAAAATCTCTTGATAGATAGCGACACAAACAACCCAAACGATTTTGAAACAAGGATAAATAAAAAAGATGGCGTGTTAGTTCGCAATCATAATAAAACAATACTAAACATTGAGCCCACAGCAGGTAACGCTGTTTTTAATGGAGATTTAAAAGCTAATAAAATCTTTTTAAACAAAGCAAATCAAGATGAAGGTGTTATTGAAGCAGTTAATAATGATTGGAAATTTGTCATACAGCCTAGTCATGAAGGGGTTGAATTATGTATAATGGGGGGAGACGGAGGGCTTATGTTAAAAAAACAATTGTATACTTATATATCTGGAGGCTTAATGAGTTTGGCTGTTATGGGTAATATATCTTGTTCTAAAATGTTTTCCAGTCAAACAACATTCGATTCTTGGCAAAAAATAGATATTCCTGTAACTCAATACTATGATGGAACAACAAATATATTCGCACACCAAAACAATATTATCTTAATAACTAACACAAAAGAAATATTCATTTCCTCTAACGAGGGTATTTTGTGGGAAAAGAAAAAAGACCTTTTAGCAGATTCAAGAAATTTTGATATAATAAAAGCAACGAGTAATAATGAGTATATATTAACCGTTGGCACAAAAAATAATAAAAGCGTTTTGTTTAAATCTAAAGATTTTGGTGTTACATGGGATAATACAAATATTGAGGCCGATGATGTTTTTTGTAGTGCTGAAGATATTTTTATATCAAAAAACTATTCTTTATATAAAATCTCATCAGATTTTTTAAATAAAGAAAAAATATATGATGTTGACGAAGTTATAATTGCTGTGTATTCAAATAAAAAAATATGGATAACACAAACATTTAATGAAATAAATTATAAGCATTGTTTGTATTTTAGTTTAGATAAAGGTAAAACTTGGCACAAGAGAATTCAAGGGGATGGTGTTTATCAGGTCGTTTTTAATAACAATTCTATATTTATAGGGAACAACGAGGGCGTGAGAAAGAGCTTAGATAAGGGAGTTACATGGACAACAATCTCAAATGAAAAGGCATGCAATCTTTTTTATATAGATAAATACTTAATCATTTTACCTTATGAAAATAAGGGCGGAATATTTGTGAGTGATAACAATGGGGCTTCTTTTTCTTTTCAGTCCGTTGGATATTCATACAACTTGCAATCTATGGGGGCAACCCCTGTATCAAGAATAATCACAACAAACATAATAGGAACAACCAGCGGAAAAACAAAAGCCGTTTTATTGGTTAATAAAAACAAACAATTTTTTTAA